TAACATGATGGAAACAGGTAGGGTTTTACACGGTATGATTGCTCAAGATGTTAAAGCGGCACTTGATAAAGCTGGTGTAGATACATTTGGTGGTTGGAAAGAAGATTCTGACGATGGTTCACAAGAAATATCGCAAGAAATGTTTGTGCATCCATTAATACGAGCAGTACAAGAACTTTCCGCGAAAGTGGAAGAATTAGAAAATAAACTTAATAATAAGGAGTAAAAATGGCAGTAAGCAAAGCAATATCAAAATGTGTTCCGTTTGTTAACAGCAACAGCAAAGTTGATAAATGGTATATAGAAATGCAATACAAGAATGATAGTGAGGGTGATGCTACTTACTATACATCTACTTTTAACATAACAGTTCCACAAAAAGAACAAGACGGAACTACAAACTATACATTAAAAGCTAAAGGCAGTTGGAGTAATGCTGACTTAGTAGCAATATGTCCTGTATCTCATTGGGATGCAGTATTTGCTAGTCAGGTAGAATCAGTTATTACTGATCCACCAGTAGCAAGCACAGCAGACGCAGACTTTAACGTACCTAGCTAATGGCAGAAGTAACAGTACACAGTATGCCTAGTGTTTTTGTTCTGGAGACAAAAATGCCAGAAGGTATGGTTGAGGACTTGAATGATTATCTTGACGAATACGTTGAAAATGAGAATAAAAAGTCATTAGCTGATACTTTGGTTGGGCAAATAACGCAAGGTGAACAATTACTTATGGAGAATGATGATCCTAGAGTAAAAGAATATACGGATTTTGTATGTGGTTTGGGAGCAGATTATATAAACTTTTTTTCACAACAAACAGGCTCAATGTTGAAAGCACCTAAAGCTGTAGCCATAGATGAAACTTGGTCAGTACATAGTTATGAAGGAGACTATAACCCTATACACGATCATGGCACTAAAACTATTATGGGTATATCTACAACTGGTTGGACTAAAATACCACAACAAATACTAGATCAACCGACTGCTGGCGATGGTAATTATTCTTTATACAATGCGTCTGGTGATTGTGATGGGTATATAGCTTTTCAATATGGATTAAATCAATTAATGGACACAGATAGATTGAGACCACCTCAGTCTTTTGTTATGCAACCCGAAGTAGGAAAGTTGTTGGTTTTCCCTTCTTGGTTGCAACACATGGTATATCCTTTTAAGGGAGAAGGCGAAAGAAGAACTGTCGCTTCCAATCTTAATTGTTGGGATGTATCTGAACAACCAACAGAAATAGAAGAAGGAGAAGAAGATGGAAATGATAGTTAATGCAATAACTGGGATAACCATAATTGTAACTGTTGCTAGTTTAATAGCAGCTTCAACCCCAACACCTGTCGATGATAAATGGATTGGTAAATTGTATAAATTACTAGATTTGCTAGCATTAAATATTGGTAAAGCTAAAGATAAAGCAATTAAAAAATAAATGACGACTCCCAAAGAAGCTATTATTAAAATAGAAGGACATGAAAGAGAATGCGCTATTCGTTATGAACATATTGAAAAAAGACTAGACGAAGGCTCTGAAAAATTTAAAAGATTAGAACTTATTTTATGGGGTCTTTACGGTTTAATAGCGGCTTCTTTAGGAGTAGAAAAATTACTTTAAAACAATGTCTTTACAAAAATTTGTATTTAGACCAGGAATTAATCGCGAAGGCACTGATTATTCTAATGAAGGCGGGTGGTTTAACTCTAATTTAATCAGGTTCCGAAAAGGAATTCCTGAAAAAATAGGTGGATGGGCTAAAAATACTTTAAACACCTTTAAATCCACAGCTAGAGCACTTCACGCTTGGGTAGATTTAGAACTTACTAAATACTTAGGAGTAGGGACTACTTGGAAATATTACATTAAAGAAGGAGATAATTTTTACGATATTACCCCTTTAAGAGTTACTACTTCTGCTGGAGATGTTACTTTTGCCAAAGTTGCTAATGGAGACGCTACTATTACCGTAACTGATACAAGTCACGGAGCAGTTGCCAATGATTTTGTTACTTTTAGTGGTGCTGCTAGTTTAGGTGGTAATATTACTGCTGCTGTTTTAAATCAAGAATACCAAATCGCTACTGTAACAAGTGCAAATGCTTACACCATTGAGGCTAAAGATACTGATGGCGATGAAGTTACTGCTGCTGCTGGGGATTCTGGTAATGGTGGTAGTTCCGTAGTAGGAGCGTATCAAATCAATGTCGGTCTTGATAGTTATGTAGAATCTACAGGTTGGGGAGCAGGTACTTGGGGAGCAGGTACTTGGGGATCTTCTACAGCAATTACAGCAAGTAACCAATTAAGATTATGGTCGCACGATAATTTTGGTGAAGATCTAATTATGAATGTGAGAGCAGGCGGAATTTATTATTGGGACACAAGTGCTAAAACATTAGGGACAGATAGAGCAGTTGCATTAAGTGCATTAAGCGGAGCAAATTTAACACCTACAGCAGCGTTACAAACATTAGTTAGTGATATAGACAGACACGTTGTTTGTTTAGGCACTGACGCTATATCGGGGAGTTCAAGAACAGGAAACATAGACCCAATGCTTATTGCATGGAGTGATCAAGAAAATGCTGCTGAATGGGAACCGTTATCCACTAATACTGCAGGATCTTTTAGATTATCAGCAGGATCTCAAATTATCGGGGCTATTAGAGCAAGACAAGAGACTTTAATTTGGACAGATACTTCTATGTATAACATGCAATTTATAGGGCAGCCTTTTACTTTTGGAGTTAATCTAGTAAATGAAGGAGTAGGGCTTATTGGTCCTAATGCAGCCGTTAATACTCCAAAAGGAGTTTTCTGGATGGATAAAAAAGGTTTTTATACTTATACAGGTCAAGTTCAAGACATCCCCTGTTCTGTACAAGATTATGTTTTTAATGATTTAGAAGAAGGTCAAGCTTTTCAAGTGTTTGGTTTTCTAAATAAAGAGTTTGACGAAGTAGGTTGGTTTTATTGTGCTTCTGATGAAACAACAATTAGTAAATACGTTGTGTTTAATTATGAAGAAGGAGCATGGAGTATAGGGGAATTAAACAGAAGTTCTTGGTTAGATCAAGGAATTTATGATACTCCTTTAGGAACATACACTACAAACGACGTAGGTTATTTATACAATCACGAAACAGGTAACGATGCTGATGGATCTCCAATGGATAATGTGTTTATAGAGTCTAGTGATTTTGATATTGGAGAAGGGGAAGAATTCCAATACGTTAGTCGTATAATTCCTGATATTAAATTCACAGGTAGCGGCGGAACGGGACAAACAGTTAATGTTGTTTTAAAACAAAGAAATTTTCCTGGAGAAAGTTTAACTACAAATTCAACCAGCACGTGTACCAGTTCAACTACAAAAATAGACACTAGGCTTAGAGCAAGACAAGCTGCTCTTAGAATCGAATCAGACGATGACGGCTCATTGGGTTCTAGGTCTGGTGTTGGGTTTAGAATTGGTGCTATGCGTATGGATGTGCGACCAAATGGTAGAAGATAATGGCAAAGATTTTAGAAACTCGATTACCTATAGCTATGGGGGAGTTGTCTCCCGAGACATTCAATCGTTTAGTAAGAGTATTAGAATTAAGTTTAAATAAGGTAGATGTTGATTCAACCTTATCTGTAAATGAAACGCAAAGAAACGAAAATAAATTCCAAAACGGAGATGTAATATGGAACCTTTCTACCAACCAGTTACAGCTGTGGAACGGTAAACAATGGGTAGACATCTATGTAGGAACAGAACGAGGAGTAGAAGGCGTAACTGGTTTAGGGGGATTATCTGTCGCAACAAATGGAGCAACCACAATAAAAATACTATGAATAAAGATAAATTAATGGAAGAACTTATTAAAGATGAAGGTTACAAATACGAGATTTATTTAGATCATCTTGGCTACCCCACTTTTGGGGTAGGACATCTAGTTTTAGAAACGGATGAAGAACATGGTCAATCTGTCGGCACCCCTGTTTCTGAAGAAAGAATAAAAGAGTGTTTAAGTCATGACATAGATGTGGTTTGCAATGAGTTAGACATGAAAGATCCTTGGTGGCGTAATTTAAGTGATAACAAACAGAGAGTTATGGCTAATATGTGTTTTAATCTAGGACACCCGAGACTTAGTAAATTTAAAAAGTTTCTAGGAGCTATGCAGATTTCTGATTGGGAAACGGCTGCTGTGGAAATGATGGATTCAAAATGGGCGGGTCAGGTTGGAGACAGAGCGGTTAGATTAAGAGATAGGGTGCTGCAAGGAGATTAATGTGCCAGTAAGGAAAGTTAAGGGTGGTTATAAGTGGGGTAAGTCAGGAAAAACTTACAAATCTAAATCAAAAGCGGAAAAGCAAGGAAAAGCTATTTACGCTTCTGGGTACAAGAAGAAGAAATAATGTATGAGTATGCTTGCGAGGTTAAAAGAGTTGTTGATGGAGACACTATCGATGTTGTATTGGATCTTGGTTTTGATATCCTTTTTAAGTCTCGTGTTCGTTTATACGGCATTGATACTCCCGAGTCACGGACTAGGGATCTTGATGAGAAGGCTAGAGGAAAAATGGCTGGGGCTTACCTAAAAGAAGCGGTAGACAACGGTACTAAAGTTGTTATAGAAACTAAGTTAAAAGACTCTAGAGGGAAATACGGTAGAGTTTTAGGAAACGTTATTGTTGACGGAGTAAATATAAACGAAGCTATGATAGAAAACTTTTTAGCCGTAGCTTATTTTGGTCAATCTAAAGATGACGTAGAGGCAGAACATTTAATTAACAGAGAAAAGTTAATAGAACAGGGTTTATTTAATCCTGAGGAAATTAAATGAAAATAGGGTTAATACTAGGTGGTCTATTGTTAGCTACAGTTGCTGGTTCAGCTTATTGGATAGACAGACTTCAAGACGACATAGGCACCTTGAAAGGCAATCAGCTTATTCTTGAAACTAAAATACAAGAACAAAACGAAGCTATTGAAAACTATCTTAACAGGCAGCAACAGACGCAAAACCAATTAATAGCTTTAGAAAAAGAAAAACAAGCAGCTATGCGTGATGTTAATAAACTTAGAAAAACATTTGCTTCTCATGATTTAGATGAACTAACACTAGAAAAACCAGAACTTATGGAAGGAAAAATAAACAGAGCTTCTAAACGAGTGTTAGAAAAATTAGAGGAATTAACAGACCCAAACCAATTCGATGAAAAAGATAGCAATAATAATTAGTTTTATACTAATAGCGTCTGGTTGTTCTATGATACAACCTAAAGCTAAACCTGTTTCTGTAACAACAATATCAGAAAGACCTCCTATGTATCACCCACCACTACCGATGGAAGTACAAATGGATCCTGTCGAATGGGAAATAATGACTCCAGAAAGAATGGAAGAATATTTAACTAACCTAGAAAAAGGTGAAGCTCCTAAACGAGCTTATTACACCTTATCTAGTAAAGAATATGAGCATTTAAGTATGGATATGGCGGACATTACTAGGTACATTAAAGAAGTTTTAGGGATTGTTAAGTTTTATAGAGATTACGATAACGATGAGGAAACAAAAAATGAGTAATGAACCTTCAGGAAGATTTGGCGGGGACATGGACAGGAATGAGGTTGAGATTGACCTTAGTAAATTTATGGAACTTTTACAAGAACAATCTAGATTAAAAGACAAAATTAGGGAACTAGAGGACGAAGGAAACAAAAACCCACACCAAAGATGGAT